AGAAAAAGATGTTGTAATCTTTGTCTCGAATTAGTGAAGCATAGCCGAAGTTAGTAAGCCCTTTATATCAGAACCTAAGGAAGTGATATAGAGAAGATATTAATATTTGTGATGTGAGCCTAAACGAGATTTTCAACGTTTAAAGTTTGAACGATATCAAGGAACGTTTTATTGATAATAGTTGTGACGATATACAACTACGCTCCGTTTTGTTGATTTTCGATATAAATCAAATATGTGGTGTTGGCAAACAGAATAATGGGACCAACAATTTGCGTGTCCGTACTCAGATTAAGAAGAGTACGTTGATGCTATTAAGCTAGAGTTTTTATTACTCTAGACTTGCTTTTACCTGTAGAACTACAGGTAAAAACAAGTTTAGGGATAGTTTAGTTTTCATTTTATTTTTCTTTTTATTTTATATATTTAGTTTGTTTTTACCGTGATGGGAAATAAATCAGGAGATTTATTTCTCATGACGGTAGAGATGTTTATATGATATTTATTGTAGTTTTCTTGTTTTAAAGGTGTAAAACAAGTTTTAAAAATTTCAGAAGGTAGTGAAGCCTTCATTTCAAATTTCGAAAATGTAATATGATGTTAAGTATGACGGATTGGATCATCTACTTAACAATTACCTAAATAGAGAGGAGAACGTGATCTCATAATATTAGTTATAGCGATTGTAGAATTATATTAACTTGAGATTATAAAGACTTTACACAGAAGCCTACTAGAGTTTGTTTTAAATAAGTGTTATAGAGTGTGTATTTGCATACTGCATTGAAGCTGAAAAGTCTAAGTTGGAGTTTTAACCCCCACCCCTAAGGGAATAAGTGAGGGCATTCAACAGAAACATAACGTCGTTAAATGCAGGTACATTGCGCATGTACTATTTCTGACAGAAGGTAAAATTCTTGAGATTGAGAATATACTCGATTTTTGGATTCGCATCCATGTGCGAACCTTCGATTTACAATAACTAAATCCGGATAGGCGCCGGCATTGGAGTTCGTGGAGTGAAATATCTCGTAGAACCATTCGTTCATTTACACAAATGTCTTGCAGTGGAGGGAAACCACAAGAACCGCGCGTAGCAGGTGACAAAACTACGCACTTGTCCTATTGTGATCAGGCAAGTAGTGAGGAGAACCGTAAGCAATTTTCTCAAACAATCACAGGTGACATTGATCAAGATGTCAACCCCGCCTTTGTAGATCAGTATTCAGAGGCTGAAAATTCGTATTCAGTTGGAGTAGAACAAATGTTGGATAATTATTATAAGATTGTTTCAGAAACGGCTTCTGTCATGGAAGATCAACCGTTTGATAATTCATATTTGTTACATGAAGAGTTTGTTAGATTAGAGTATGAGGAAGCTCAGCGAAGAGCCATTGAAGCAGATTTATTGATCGAATACTCTAAAGAAGTGATGACTAATGAGGAGGAGAGGATTATTGAAGAGCAGATGAAGTTGAAGATTAAACCTGATCCTCAAGTTTTAGAAGATTATCAGTATTATAGAATTATTTGTGAAGAAGCAGGAGAGGTTCCTAAAAACTTGGAACTATGGTGGGACAATTTGTTTGAGTCCCCAGAAGTTAGAGAGTTTTGGGAGAAACCAGAGATGAAACAACCTGAACCCATTGAGCAAGAGCAAGTATCAGTAACAGTTAGTAAAGAAGTTGCAGTGGGAGCAGTGCCAATTATTGTTAGTTTTGATAAGGAAAGGATTAAGAAAGTGAGTTACGCACCGAATCCGGCTAGAGTAGAACGACTTAAAAATTCTTCTCGCAAAGTATTTTGCGAGGAGATTGAGAAGTTCAAAAACAATTATATAGCTGGAGAGCCGAATAAGCGATTGAGGACGGCTAAATTTCCTCAAAATGATAGTAAACCGCTTGAACATCAGTTCGAGCCAGTAACTTACTGTAGAGCGGTACAGTTTTTACGAGTACCGTCAACCTTCCCTAAGGAATTAATGAGAATTCAGAAGTTGAACCCTAATTTAGTAACGGGGCCTTTTGATTTGTTGGTGTTAAAAGAAGCTTTCAGATCGGTTAACGAAGTATTGTATGAGTTATGCTGGTTTGTTAAAGCTGAGGTTGTTTCTTACAAAATTTCTAATAAATATTTATATCATTTTTTCCATAATGGTCGTCAGTTGACCCATCTTCGGGCAAAGGCTGTTACGGAGAATTATCGAGACCATGATGCCATGACTTATTGGCTCAGAAATTATTCTTTATTTTTATCTATTTTTTGTGGTCGAAAGACCAATCAATTTACTAAGAGGATCGTTGAATATATGAACGATCAAGGTACTATGTATCAGATATCGCAAGGAGTGGCTCTTTGTGGAAAAGAGCCAAAACGAAAGAAGAAGTTAGATAGAGGACCTATTCGTCAGTTTAAAGACGATCGAGATAGAGGAGTCAGAGGTGTTAGGAATAAGTATATTGAGAGTGAAGAGAAATTTGAGCCCCAGATGATGGGAATTAGTAATATGTATAGTTCAGTTAGAGAAAGTGTAGTTAATAGTGCTAGTAGTTTTATTTTAGATAGTGTGACCCAAGCAGTCAAAGACATTCCGGCTCGTATTATGAGCGGAGTGGCTACGACGATTGCAAAGGGCAATGATTTGTTTAGAAGTATTAAAGAGTTCATTATTGCAGAGTACGAAGTGCTCAAGGAGGTTGTTAAGTCAATCTTTGAGAGTATTAGTGATGAAACGAAGATTTTTGTATTAGTAGGAGCTTTTACTATATTTTTATTATTATTATTTATGTATATTTTTAGGAGGATGTTTGATAAGTGTAAGAAAGTGTTTTCTTTATGCTTGTGTAGTGCGCTGGATTATTTAGGTTGTGACTTGTCTAAGAGAGATATTGGAAAAATTCAGCAGATTTTTGAAGAAGAGTACCAGAAGCAATCTTTATCCGAGATTGCGCCGGTTGTAGGGCTAGCTTTAGGAGCAGCTCTTTCAGCGTGCTCTAAGACAGACTCGCAGACTGCGGGTGCTGTGATAAACTTTGCAAGTAGATTTCCAACCGTTTTTGGATCGGTAGAAGAGTGTATTTGTAACAGTTTTGATTATATGTATCATTGGTATTATGGAGAGCATTATTTGAAAGATAAAAAGTTGTTAGACGAATTTGATGAATTTGCGAAAGAATTCAAAGAGTTTTGTGAGATTCCAGAAGTAGAGAGTGTTATTGATAAGGATTTAGCTACCGCAATGAAGCTTGAAAACCTTCATAAGAAAGCTAAGATCCTAGAGCCCTTAACTTTACATATAAGGACTAACCCGGCATTGAGTACGTGTTTAGCGCGTGCTTTCGCCAAAGTCAATTCCTTATTTGAATCTCACCGTCAAACAGCGGATTTATATGCTACGAGAATTGAGACTGTGTGTTGTTGGTTGTATGGAAACAGTGGACAAGGAAAGACGAAAGTTTATCCTCATATTGTTGCTGGTGTTTATCAGTTAGTTAGACAGGAGTGTCCTGGGTTACTTCCGTATCCTTATGGGCCAGCCCATGTGCACCATAGAAACAAACTTTCCCAGTATTGGGAGGGTTATGAAAGACAGTTTTGTTGTGTATGGAATGAAGCTTTAGAGAAGGAAGACCCCCAGGAGAGACAGAGAACGTTGTCAGAGTTTTTGACAGCATGTGAATCAGGGACGTTTCCTTTAGATATGGCCTTCGAGAGAAAAGGCAAAGCGTTTTTTAATTCTATGTTAGCAATGATAACGTCGAATTTTACCGATGAGCACTTAAGACAAGAGTCTCATATGACCTTTCCTGAGGCGATCGTTCGCCGAAGGACTTTATATTTAGAAGTAGTTAGGAAAGCAGATTTTAGAACTTGGAGAGAAGGTGGAAAGTTGTGTGGGAATTTTGATGAGGCGTGGAATTTTATTTTGAGAATTCCTGATTTTGGACCATATGAAAATTGTTTCTTTCTAGGGTTGCCCCCAACCCTTCATGAAATTCTTAAACAAGAGAGATGCGTGAGTGTACCATATTCATGTGTCATTTCTTTGTTGGCAGATCAGATTTTAGAGAGGCAGAGTACGAGACAAGACGAAGCTGAATTTATGAGAGAGTTCTCTTATGTGGATTATGTTACAGAATCTACTGCTACCGTTTCTAAGTACGATGGCCCTGTTTTTAAAGGGCCTGACTTAGAGCGTAAGCAGGAAGATCGGAAGTCTACGAAGAAGAATGTTAGAGCAGCGCGTCGCGAGAAGCGATGGGCAGAGGTTGAGTTTTCGTCTGTTTCTCCTGAAGAAGTTAAAAAACAGACGCCTATGGATACGACGACTTTTGAGTCGTTGTCGGCTACAAGAGTGGATAACCGGCCCCCGGTTCCGCCAAGGAGAGCGAGAAGTGAAGGGAGAGTGAGAGAGAAGAAGCTTGATCCTAAAGATGTTAGAAGTGAAGAGGATAAAACTACCCCTCAGATGTTGGGAGGGTTTGAGAGCTGGTGGTATGCACCAGAAAATCCCGTCCGGACTACAGTTGAAAAAGTTCATGAAGCTGTAGCTCCAGAACATTTTGAGTTGGATAAGTTTGTCTGGGACTCTTACCGTAGTGATACGGAAGGGTTATATGTAGAAGATCAGAAGAAGTACACCCATTTGGTATGTAGTTTAACTGGAGAGCAAAGGGCTAGGCATTGTGAATTGACGACTGAATTTTGTAAGACCAGTCAGCCGTATTTGCAGCCATTTTGTGAAGCCTTTCATCGAAAGTTGATGGACCCTGATCCTAGAGTTAACAGACAGGCAGAAGAGTTAGTTAGGTTGTTATATATACATTTATTATATTTTAATTGTACTGGAGTAGAGTTTAGAGATTATTTAGTTAAGAAGTTTCGGAGGCTAGGAGTTCGTCATAGTCCTTTTTTGACGAACCCCGAGTTAGTTGTTCAGTCCCTGAGATCAATTAGGGATGTAGAAATTGAAAAATCTAAATTTTATGAAATTACGTTTTTTAGAGAGATCTTTTCTTTATTTATAGACGGAGATTTGCAAGGTCCAGACCATTGGACCACTCGAATGAGAAATCGTATAGTGCATCAGCGAGAGTCTATTGCATCCGGGAAGTGTACTCTTCCCGCTAAGCAATTTGTTTCGTTGTTTGCATTAACAGGTCCTTGGTTTCAAGAGGATGAAGCGTTGATGAATAATACTCATTGGACTGATTGGGGATCTGTAGTTTGGAGTCGATGGACTCATTACTACAGAGAAACTTTCGGTTCATTTATGAGTAAGTATAGTTTATTAGTTTTTGGAGCAGCTGCTTCAATTCTTGCTATAGGAATTGGAGTAGCGATTGGTAATAAAGTTGAGGAGGATAAGAAGAACTTAGTTAAAGAGCAGATTGCATCGTTCAAGCCTGTTCCAGTGGATGGAAGGCTTGGAGGTGAAGTTATTTATGAAGATTATCCTCATGAGAAGTATTATGATGATTTTGGAAACTTTTCGTGGAAAGATCGAGAAACGGAGAGTGGTTATGTAAAACCGAAACCCTACGAGTACCAAGATGAGAGGGGTAAGTGGCACGTTCGTGAGTCGCTTACTGATCGAGTAAATGGTAATATAGTGCAGAGGGGAAACTCTGCTGCGCAGTCCTTAGGGCGAGGACATGATAGTCGCCTAAAACCAAGATCAGTTTACAGTCACTCTTTAGGTAGAGGTCATAAACAAGTAATGAAAGTTCGTGGGGTGGCTGCACACAGCATGCCCCGAGGAGTTGATGCTAGAATGAGAGCGCGTGGAGTGCACCCTCATTTTGGTGATGAAGTTGTAGAGAAATGGATTTTGGATGCTGCTTTTTCCCAGGGTTATGCTTGGGTGATCGCGGTGTTTAAGTGTAAGTCCATTGTTGAAGAGATGGATTCGATTTTGAATTTTGTTAGAGAGAGATATCAGGATACGGTGGCTGATGCCATCATTGCCGTGATAGAAGAGTTGGCTATTCTTGGAGAAGAGCCGACTTTTGAAAATTTACATACTATAGTTTTTAATGATTGGGAGGAGTGGCCTGAGAGCGAGCTGGTTAAAAACAGTGAGCTTATAAGGTTCTTGTCGATGAATGATGGAGATAAGCAGAAATATCTTCATCAAGCTAAAAGAGACGGAGGATGGGATTATCCTCTGCTAGCGTTTTGCATCAGAATGTCGGGTTCGTTGTTCAATCGGGCTCGACTCAACAGATTTATAATTTTTCTCAGCACATGAGAACAATCGAAGTTACGTATCCAGATAATAAGAGAGTGTATACCGACGGTATAATTAGCGGTTCTCGCTTTTTTACCGTTGGTCATTTCTTTGACCAATATGGACTTGACTTCATTTCTATATCTTTTAGAAATGCGCAAGGAATTTTAGCAACTGCGTTTAAGACACAGTTAGTAGTAGCGCCACTACCATATAGGCGTGATTTGTATTATATTGATTTTCCAGCTTCGGCTCTTAGTCCTTTTAAGAGTCTGAAGCCAAAGATGTTTAAGAATTTGAAGGAGATGGAAGAAAAGATGGTTACCGATGGAGATTTTTGTAGATTGTCTCGAACAGTGATGCCAGATGGGTCTATTGTTGTTGAGAAGGTGACTCGTCACCACGTGCAACGTGGAGAGAAACCGATTACTCAACATTATATAGACAATAAATATGTCCCAGCCGATCATGACTTGTATTATAAAATGATTGACGGTATGGGAGTGGCCGGAGATTGCGGGCAGCCGTATCTCTGGACAGACCCAACTGGTGTTGTTCATCTTATCGGAATTCATACCGGAAGGACAGGCAACCATTCTTATTTTTCCCCTATCTTTCAAGAAGATTTAAGTGGAAAGTTTTTCGCTCAGTGTTATATCCCGGAGTATTTACCTATAAATACCCCTCAAATTTCTAAAATTGTAGAGAATGAGAAATATCTCTACCTTGGGAAGGCACCTAAACCAAAAATTATACCATCAGAGACAAGATTGAGACCGTCTCCTGCTCAGGGAGATCATGAGAGAGAACCGTTGTATGGTGAACCTACCACTGCGCCGGGTATTTTGAGAGAGACTTGGATAGATGATGAAAATGGTGGACATTTAGCCACCCCACTTAAAAGTGCGAAGAAGAAACTATCAGGTGCCCCTGTGCGAGCGATGAAGTCGTGGTTTCAGGAAGTAGTTGATAGGTTTCCAGAGAAGGCCTTTGAGGGATTTTTCCCTCGGGGTATGGATTTGAGAAATGTCCGGATGTGGACGATGGAAGAAGCTTTATTTGGAATTCCCGGAGTTTGGGACGGATTTACGCGAGACACTGCGATTGGTTATGATATCGAGTGTGCTATGCCGAAGATTCGGTCTAGAAAAGAACTTTGGGACCCGGAGAAGAAGTGGATCCATCCTTTGCTGAGGATATTGGTAGAGAACATTTTCAATGCAATAGATCGCGGAGAATTGCCGCGGCATGTTGTAGCAGGGTGTTTAAAAGATGAGACAAGGCCCATAGATAAGGTAGAAACACCTAGGATATTTATGATAGGGTCTTTGTCGCACCAGATTTTCACAGTTATGTGCTGTGGGGCTCTGGTTACGGAGATGAAGAGATGTCGTGCTTCTAGTGATTCCGCTATAGGCACAAATATACATGGCTTTGATTGGAAAGCTATTTATCAGAAGATTTTAAGCGGAAAAGGATGGAAGTTTATTAATGGTGACGGGAGGTTTTTTGACTCGTCTATTTGTCCTTGGCCCGCTGAATTTTTAGCCAAGGCATGTCTTCCATATTACGGGTTCCCAGAGTCAGATAAGCGATATCGCTATGTGCAAGCGGCTTTTCTGTCTTCTGTGGGACCCATTCTTATTATAGTTGATGAGGTTTATGACTTATCATTTATGAATCCGAGTGGTCAATGGCTTACGGGTTTCCTTAACACGTTTGTCAACCAAATTGGGTTTAATTTCTTTTTTATGTGGGTCGTCGAGCAGCACAAGGCCGCCCACCCTGAATTGGAAAAATTTACACGCTCGCAGGCGTTACCATTAGCATTGTATGGGGATGATAATATAGCAGCTGTGATAAAAGAGTTTCAAAAGTTTATTAACATGAATACGTTTGGAGAATTTTTATATGAAAATTTTGGAATAACTTATACAACAGCGCAAAAAGGTCTGGTTTTACCAGACTTTGTCCCTAAGGATGATGTGGAATTTCTTGCGAGAAAATTTCGTGTTGAGGGAGGTAATATTAAAGCTCCGCTCAACGAAGAATCAATTTATTCCATGGTGTACTGGATTCGTGAGCCTGCAAAAGATAACCCGGAAGGGAATACGTTAGATTCGCAATTTTTAGTGAATTTAGAACAAGCTCACCAAGAATGGTTTCATTATGGTAAGGATCGTTTTGAGTTAGAAGCTGACAAGATTCGTGGATTATGTCGAGATCTTGGGATTTTGTATCCTGGGAAATCATATGATGAATATGCGGATCGTTGGCTTCTTGCTCAACGTGATTAAATTTTAATTTGGCCTGCTCAGAGGGCATAATTGTCTGAGGCGTTTATGCTTACGCTCATAAAAAGCAACATGGTTATCTAGTCCTTAAAAGACGACCGTCCGGGGTCAGTAATAAACCGAGGTGTTATGTTTTTCTCAGGGAAAGCGCGTTAAGCTGTCGGCAAAAACAGTTAGTGCAGGTGATCTTTGTCACGGCTTCGGGATGGGCTGTGGCATTGCTGGCACGAAATCATTTCATTCCATCTTTCTAGGATGCACATTTGGATCGAGTTGTGTGTCCCTAAGTAAGTTCGATCGCCGAAAACAATAGTTTTGAATTGGAGTTAGGTAAAGACGAGAGCAGAGATAATCAAGAGGAGAAAGGATTGTCGACGTTCCAGAAAGATGAAGAACAGACGACTGTAAAAGTGTCTGTTGTTCCGTTTCCAGTTGTTGGAAACCCTTATCCTGATCAGACCCCGAGCCGTATTGGTGAGAGGTGGTTTCAGGTTGATGTGGTTGATGTTACGAAATCGGCCACAGCATCATCAGCGATCCAGCTGGTGTTGACGTTGTTGAGTGAGACAGCTATTCAAGATGCTCTTCAGACCTTTAGGTATATAAGGTGGAAGAGTATTAGTGTTAGAACTCAAAACAGCACTATACCACAAGTCTTTGGAGTGGGACATTCGTCGTCGTTTGTTCCCACCCTCTGGACTAGTACAATTGAAGCTCAGGAGTTATCCTGGGATGATGCTGTGCTATTTGACTATAGTGTACAGAATGATGTGACTACTGTGATTCCGTGGAGGACTCCGGATCAGTGGCTCGATTGGTATCGAGTTGGTCTGGATGCTTCCGCTGATTTTCATGATATGTATCTGTACACGCTACGTTTAGGTGTGGTGAATGTGTTGTCGTCTGATGCAGCCCCCAGTTTAAGATTCGTCACTTATGCGAAATTTGACGGTCTGGAGGCTGCTGGACATGTTGATGATTTTGACTCTTTTTATCCTCAAGCAGGGAAGTATATGCCCAGTCTTGGTGGTTTAGGGAATCTTATTTTTGACACACCGATGTCTATGACATCAAGGGGAGCCAACCCGAACGATGTGCACCGTCAGGAGATTGAGGAGCACATGAACGGGTCTGAAAGACCAGGTCCCCCCCAGAAAAGTGGCGAAGCGTCTTCCGAACCCTCAGATCCTGAGGTAAGGAATAACCCTTTCGGTTCGCTGATTTCTTCCCCTTCCCTGTATACGGCAGGGAGCGGAACTTTATCGCAAAGAATAAGGGAATTTACCGTGAGAGACATTATATCTCGACCCACTTTTATTCTCGCAACCAGTCTTGTTTCAGGATTTGGTAGTGAGGACTTAGTGACTGTTGGGTCGGGAACTGGACTTTATTGGAGTCGAATTAATTATATGGCACAATTTTTCAGGATGTGGCGAGGATCTATTCGCTATACCATAATTATTTTTTCGTCTCCATTTATATCTGCCCGATATAACGTGATTGTTAAGTGGGGTGGAGGTCCTCCAATTGGAACTCTTGGTAATGAGATCATAACTGATGTTACAGTAAGAGGTACGACACGTGTGGATGTTACAGTGCCGTTTCTCTCTGCTGATCAGTGGCTACCTACGTGGCCGCAGTATCCTAGTGGATACACTCCGGCATTTAATATGCCTGGGGTTGCCATTCAGGAGGTGTCTCCAGCTGTGGGAACAGGTGATATTGTTCCTAGTCCTATTTTATATTTATATGAATCGGCTGGTGATGACTTTCAGTTTAGATCTCTCTGTAACCCAAATCCGAATTGGGCGAACGTTCCTCCTAAGGAGGAAAGGTTTGTTCCTCAGATGAGGGTATCAGAACTTTCAAGGCAAGATGTCACTGGTGATGGTACTTCTTTGAAGTACCCTTACGAGACTGATACGGAGATGAGTATTTCATCAATGTGTCAGAGATGGTGTAATCATGCGGCCTCTCAACCTAGTGCTTGTCCTGTGTACCCACAGGGCAGTACCAAAGAGGGGTTGCTGAATCAGATATCGAGCCTATTTGTCTATTGGTCTGGGCAAATAAAATTCAAGATTCTGTGCAAGTCAACTAATAAGATGGCTTGCTATCATACAGATTCTTATGCACCACTAACAAACACATCGGCAGCCGTGCTTTGTGCACGGCCGGAAGATGGAATGGCAAACGTTTGGACTGATTTGACTAGGGTCATTGATGCTACTGCTCCATTTTTAGCAACGACGAGTTTCCTTCCTGTCGTAAGGATTGATACTCCAATTGATGTTAATGCTTGGAGAAGCATCAAGTTTTCCCGCAGGATTGCATGGTTCGGAGAACTGCATAATGAGCTCAATACCAGTGAGACAGCAGAACGAATTTACATGGCTGGCGGGCCTGACTTTTCTTTTTATTTCAACGTGCCACCCCCTCTTATAGCGATGTGGCCACTGACAACTATTGTGAGTAGCGCTAAAAACGTTAAGCCACAGAAGGTGCCAGTTAAAAAACGAAGGAGCGGAGTTCCGCGCCCGAAAGATAAGAGTTGCTCTCTTTCGGACGCGGTTTAGAGCTTTTAGGATATGGTCTGGTACACTATGTCCCCCTACTTCCCCGG